AGAGTCCAAGATACATGAATACTCCAACCTGACAGAAGAAGAGTTTATGGTCCTGGCACAAGACCAGGATGTGGACGTAATCGAGCACTCAGTCACATATGAAGTGCAGATGGACCCTAATGGCATGCAGACCCAAGTTGCTGCGCATGATGCCAAGATCGCCCACTACACAACAACAGGTGAGCTGCGCGTTGACTCTGTACCGCCAGAAGAGTTTTTTGTCGATCGCAATGCAAAGTCTATCGATGAGTTCTACGTCTGCGGACATCGCACAGAAATGCGTGCCGGTGACTTGATCGCAATGGGCTATGACCCAGAGATCGTCACCTCACTGTCTGGCATCTCAGACCACGACACAATGGCGGAAGCTGAAGATTTCGAGCGTAGAGGCTATGACCAGGAAGAGGATGAAGATATCCGCGATCCTTCCATGCGCCTTGTTGCTGTTACCGAATGTTACATGCGGATGGACATCGAAGGCGTGGGTGTGCCAGAGATGTACAAGATTACGATGGGCGGTGGCCAGTACCAGCTGCTAGATTATGAGCCATGCAACCACGTTCCATTTGCCGTCTTTGAGTCAGATCCAGAGCCGCATACGTTCTTTGGTAAGTCTATCGCAGACCTGATCATGGAAGACCAGGACGCATCGACATCAATCCTGCGTGGAATCCTGGACAACATTGCAATGGTCAATAACCCGCGCCTCTCTATGGTAGAGGGCCAGGTTAATATCGATGATCTATTGAACAACGAGATTGGCGGCATTGTCCGCATGAAGAACACTGGAGCGGTACAAGAGCTCACGGTTCCATTCGCAGCCGGTCAGACACTGGGAGCGATGCAGTATTATGATCAGCTGATCGAGTCAAAGACAGGTATCAGCCGGGCATCAACAGGCCTGGACCCTGATGCACTCACAGCACAGACAGCTACCGCTGCACGTTTAACAGCAAGCGCAGCTGCCGGTCAGGTAGAAGTGATCGCACGCAACCTGGCAGAGGGTGGCATGACTCGCATGTTCAAGCTCATGCTCAAGCTGCTTGCAGAGAACTCTCCAGAAGAGCAGATGATGCGCATCTCAGGCGAAATGTTTGCACCTGTTGATCCACGGTCCTGGAACACCAATATGGCGATTTCGGTCAATGTCGGTCTTGGTACAGGTAAAGAAGATGAGCGTCTTGCAGCGTATCAGCAAACCCTGCAAACACAGATGCAGATATACCAGGCATATGGTGCACAGAACGGTATCGTGACGCTGACAAACATCCGCAATACTCTTGCAGATATGTTGGCTATCACTGGTGTACGCAATAGCGATCGTTACTATTCACCAATGAATCCACAGATCGAGCAGCAGCTTATGATGCAGGCCCAGCAGATGGCAGCGCAGCAGCAGCAGATGCAGCAGGACCCGAATCAGATCCTGGCACAGGCTCAGATCCAGGCAGAAACAATCCGCGCCCAGGCGAAAGCTCAGTCAGATTTGGCTAAGATTCAGCTGGACGCGCAGAAGGCTCTCGCAGCAGATGACCGCGAGCGCGATAAGATGGACCAGGACTTGTTGGTTAAAGCAGCAGAGATTGTCGGCAAATACGGCACGGCAGTTGACGTTGAAACCATCAAGCGTATGCAGAACACACCTCGCTACCCGGACACAGGTCCACAGGAAGCGGTGGTACAAAGTAGGTTTTAATGTCGAAAGTAAAAGAGCGGGCACAACGATTTAAAAGACTCCTGGCGGACGAGACATTCCAGGAAATCATAGAATTCATCAAGCAGGAGCAAATTGCTGTATTTTTGGACAGCAGTGCTACAATTGAGGATATCGACAAAGCCAGGGAAGTAGTCCTGGGAGTCGATGAAGTACAGCGCGTTATTCGCGCAGCCATTGACGATGAGGCAGTGGAAAACAAAAAACTAAGCTAAGTGAGGAATCAGTACCGTGGAAACGACTGAAACACAAAGCCTGACAGTAGAGTCAGCAGCTGATCTTTTGGTACAGCCAGAAGAGAGCTCCGAAGTATCGGAAGAGGCATTGGAAGCAGAGGACGCGCAACCTGAAGAGGACGCATCCGGTGAAGCAGAAGGTTACGATGAAGATACTGAGGATGATACTGAAGAATCAGTAGTTGATTCGGATGAAGAGGACGAGTACGAAAGCGAAGAGAACGAGCCAGCTGAAGAGGACCCTCAAGGTGCTGTCTTCACAGTCAAAGTTGACGGTGAGGAAGTCGAGGTAACCCTAGATCAGCTCAAGCAAGGATACTCAGGTCAGAAGTACGTCCAGAAGGGTATGCAGCAGGCAGCAGAGGCGCGGAAACAAGCTGAAGCAGTCTACACAGCCCTAGCGCAGGAACGACAGAACCTGCAACAGTTAGTAGCTGGAATTCAGCAAGGCGGGATTACACCCCCCGTTGAGCCATCCAGAGAACTTTTTCAGAATGATCCAATTGGCTATATGGAAGCCAAGCTGGAATACGATGATAAGGTGACCCAGTGGAATGCAGTGCAGCAGCAACTGAACTCGCAGTCCCAAGCAGAGTCGCAAGCTCGACAAGAGCACGCTCGCAGAGAGGCACAGGTTCTCATGGAGAAAATTCCGGAATTGCGTGACGCTAAAACAGCAGCGCAGTTTAAAAACGACATTGTGCATGCGGCCACTGAGTATTATGGGTTCCCTGAGCAAGTTTTAGGAAACATCACTAATCACAATGAGCTGCTAGTCCTACGGGATGCAATGTTGTATCGGAAGATGATGGCCAATGGCGACACGGTGAAAAGCAAGGCGAAAAAGGCTCGCCCTGTTATCAAGCCAGGGACCAAAAAGGTCACTACTAACCAAGACGTAGTCCGCAAACAGCGGTCACAACTGAAAAAGTCAGGCAGCGTAGAAGACGCCCTGGCCCTGATGTTTAAATAAACTTGTAAGGAGCAGTCGAAATGACTCAGCCAACAAACACGTTCGATTCATATGATGCAAACGGCATCCGCGAGTCGCTAGAAGACATCATCTATGATGTCAGTCCAGAAGAAACTCCTTTTTACTCTGCTTGTAAGAAGGTAAAGGCAACTAACACTTTGCATGAGTGGCAGACAGATGCGTTACGCGCAGCTGCGGCAAACGCTCACGTTGAAGGTGACGATACCGTTGCAGAAGCTCGCACAGCGACTTCACGCCTTGGTAACTACACGCAGATCTTCAAAAATGCGGTTGTCATTCCTGACACAGATGAAGGCTTGAACAAAGCTGGCCGTGCTAAGGAAATGGCGTACCAGACGTTGAAGATTGCTAAAGAGCAAAAGCTCGACATCGAGAAGGCATTGTTCGACAACAACGCTCGCGCTGCTGGTAACAGCACAACTGCGCGTGAGTTGGCCGGTGCTCCAGCCTGGATGATCACCAACACTGTGTTTGGTGCTAACGAAGGTGCGGATCCTACTGGTGACGGTACTGATGCGCGTACAGATGAAACTACAGCTCTGACCGCTTTCGATCAGACCAAGTTCGACACTGTCATGCAGTCAATCTGGGAGCAAGGCGGCAAGCCAGACGTAGTCTATTTGTCAGCGTTCCAGATGAACAAGGCACTTGGGTTCACTGGTATGAACAACCAGCGTTCAACTATCGGTGCTTCTGTTGGTGGTACTAACGCTGTGATTAATGCAGTCGATGTCTATGTAACGCCCTGGGGGACAGTCGAATTTGTACCTACTCGCCAAAACCGTTCACGCGATGTATTCATCATGCAGAACGATATGTGGTCTGTTGGTGTTTTGCGTCCTACCAAGAACGTAGAGCTCAGCAAGACTGGCGACTCAACTCGCAGACAAGTGGTCACTGAATTGACTCTTGTTTGTAACAACGAGAAGAGTTCAGGCATCATCGCTGACAACACAACTTCTTAATTGAAGTGACTAAGGAAGGGGCCCCGGCCCCTTTCTGCTTATAGGGGAAAGCCATGAAATATAAAGTGACAGTTAGCACTCTTTTTGTAGCCGGGCAGAAGTACAAGCGCGGGGACATCATAGATATTGCTGATGGGACCCAATACGGCACAAACCTGGAGCCAGTAGCAGAAGCTCCTGTGGTAGAAAAGCCAAAGGCGACACGCAAGCCGCGAGCGAAAAAGGTGGCAGCCGAATGAAGATCGGTGAACAGGTATTATTTGACCACTCAGACAACAAGGTAGTGGTTAAGAAGACGCATGATATAAGTCCAGAGATGCACCGCGCACAAATGCTGCGTGAAGCAGGATGCGGTCAGACAGGCGAGAGTCGCCTGGTTGGTTCCATTCCTGTCAATCTAATTGCAGAGTGGTGCAAAGAAGCTGGGGTTAAGTGGAGTGATACGGCAGCCAGGGCAGAAGTCGTAAAGCGTAAGATTCTGTCCGGTGAGTTCGACAAGTTTAGGGTCTGGAAAGGAACTTACTGAGGTGGACAGACGTACCGCTGCATCTGCGCACAAGAGGATTGACGATTTGGAGAAACAGCTAGTGAAACATGAAGCTGTGAGTACAGAGCGTTGGACAGAAACCATATTACGAATCAAGAGGATTGAGGCGATCATGATCGGGACAGCCGGTGCTACCATCATGCTCCTGATCACCCTGCTAACTAAGACAGGATAGAGAGCCATGATTTTTGAAGCCATAGCGGCCATCAAGATTGCCAATGAGGCAATCGGAGCAATCAAGGAGTTTGCCGGTCACTGCCAGTCAGTGGGCGAGATGGGAAAGGATTTGACCAAGCTAGCGGATGCTAAGGAAGAGCTTCAGAAGTCAGCTGCTGATGGTGATATGGAGGCGTTTTGGTGTCTCGAAGATATCAAGAATCAAGAGGCCGAAGTCAAACGTCAATTTATCTATGCGGGACGCCCAGGTCTTTGGGACGACTACTGCACTTTCATAGCCAATCGCAAGCAGATGCGGGAGAACGAGCGAAAGCGTGCAGAAGCTAAGAAATTGGCTCGAAAGAAAGCCATACAGAATGGATTTTTGTATGTGGCTATTGGCATTGCTGTTCTCGGTGTTGTGGGCGGGGCCGTGGCCTTACTACTTTGGCTTATTAGCCTTAAAGGTACTTAAAGATGGCAATCAAATACCGTGGTGAAACTTTCAGTGGCTACAACAAGCCGAAGCGCACAAGTGGAGCCAAAAAGAAATTCGCAGTCCTGGCAAAGAAGGGCGACAAGGTAAAGCTGGTCCGATTCGGTGATCCGGACATGTCGATCAAGAAAGACCAGCCATCCAGGAAAAAATCGTATTGCGCAAGATCAGGTGGTATCAAGGGAGCTGATGATAAGTTTTCTGCGAACTACTGGTCTCGCAAAAAGTGGAACTGTTAAGAGGATATAGAAATGGCGATGTATGGCAAAAAGACAGCTGGTAAGAAGATGGCGGCTAAGGCAAAGACTGGTTTCAAACCGTGCCGTGGTTGCCCTAGCCCGAAAACGTGCTCAGCAGCTGGAAAGTGTAAGCGGTCCAGCTAATGCCGCTGAAAAAGGGATACAGCAAAAAGACGATATCCAGCAACATCAAGAAAGAGATGAAAGCTGGTAAGCCACAGAAACAAGCTGTGGCTATCGCTTTGAACGTAGCAAAAAAGGCGAAGAAAGATGGCAAAAAAAGGTCTGTACGCAAACATTCAAGCAAAGCGTAAGCGCATCAAGGAAGGCTCGAAAGAGAAGATGCGAAAGCCTGGCACTAAAGGCGCGCCAACTGCTTCTGCTTTTAAAGCTGCGGCCAAGACTGCCAAAAAGAAGCCGAAGAAGAAGTGATTACATGGTTCCTGTTCATCATCATACTCGGAGAGGAATCTTATGTGGTGTCGGTAAACTCAATTCACCAAAGCATGAGCTCATGTTTTGTTGCCAGGGAGGCGATTCTCACATCGGCTCCGAAACCAAAGATCAACTATGAAGCAGTTTGCATTCGATCAGATAGGGTTAACTTGTTATGACAGAGTTAGAGAAGTATGACAAAAACGGGAATGGCGTTCTCGATCCGGATGAGCTTGCTCTTATTGAACTTGAGGATAGGCGTTTGCGCATTCAGGATGAAGACCAGAATCGCAATTCAATCAGGGCAATGGCGTGGTTCGCGCTCCTTGGCCTACTGCTGTATCCCATTGGTATTCTTGCATGTGATTTGCTCGGACTTGCTACAGCGGCTCAGCTTATTGCTGACATCGCTCCGACATACTTTGCATCGATTGCTGTCTTAGTTTCAGCATTCTTTGGTGCGTCAGCAATTAAGAGAAAGGAAGGCTAGGTGAAGACCTGTCTGTATAGCTACTCACGAGGGCTGTATGAGACAGAGTGCGGAGGCAAGTCTGTAGCCAGGCCTGCCCAGAGATGCGATCGGTGTGGACGTAAGCCAGAGGAGGTGAATCTTGTTACAGATGCTACTAGGGCCAGCAATGGAGCTGGGCAAGGAGTTCTTACAAGGAAAGGCTGAAGAAAAGAAAGCCATTCAACAACGTAAGATTAGCCAAATTAACAATGACGCTGACTGGGAAGCCAAGATGGCTGACGCTACTAAGTCGTCCTGGAAAGATGAATGGTTTAGCTTGATTCTCAGTGCGCCACTAATCGCTGTAGCCTACTCTGTGGCGATGGACGACACCGCCATCATTGAAAGGATGAATGAAGCCTTCACTGCGCTTAACTCCCTCCCTGAGTGGTATCAGTATCTGTTATTTATCGCAGTCTCTGCGTCATTTGGCGTAAAGGGTGCAGACAAAATCATGAGCATGCGAGGTAAGAAATGAACCTGGAACAACTCCGCCAAGAGATCGAGATCGATGAAGGCGTAAAATACGAAATCTACCTGGATCACCTGGGGCTGCCAACATGCGGTATCGGCCACTTAATTGTGGAAGGTGATGAAGAATACGGCCAGGAAGTCGGCACAGAGGTCTCAGAAGAGCGCGTAGCGGAACTTTTTGAGTCTGACGTACAAGTTACCCTGGATGAGTGCGAACGTCTCTACAGCGGCTTCTCAGAGCTTCCAGAGGAAGTGCAGCACATTCTGGCCAACATGATGTTCAACATGGGCCGTCCACGCCTGTCTGGCTTCAAGAAGTTCAACGCAGCTGTGGCAGCTGGTGAATGGGAAGAGGCTGCAGAAGAGATGATTGATAGCCGATGGTATCGCCAGGTGACCAACCGGGCTGATCGATTAGTCACCAGGATGCGTGCCGTTTAACACAAAACGTGTTGACCGAATAAACAAAAGCTGTGCATAATCCCCTTGTTGTTAATCAATGAGGGGAATCAATTATGACTTTAGCAGCAGAAATCTGGACAACATTGTCCAAAATCAACGTCAACGAGAACATCGAAAAGAAAGGCAATCTGTCTTATCTATCCTGGACCTGGGCTTGGTCTAAGCTCATGGAACACTTTCCTGACTCCTACTACCACTTTGAAGACCGCAAGCTGGAAAACGGTACAGTCGAGGTCACTTGCATCCTGTCTATCCATAAAGGCGATCAATCGGTTAGCCGTCACATGTGGCTGCCTGTCATGGACCACAAGAACAACTCAATCATTAACCCAAGCTCACGCATGGTCTCTGATGCCAAGATGCGCTGTCTTGTAAAAGCAATCGGAATTATGGGCTTAGGTCTGTACATCTATGCCGGTGAAGATCTGCCAGCAGCTGAGAAAGAGCGTATCCGCATTGAGATGGAAAACGCGATGGTTGATGAAAAGCAATCAGAAACGCTGAATGACCTGATCAAGGATACCGGGACTGATGCTGACAAGTTCTGTGAGCACTACAAGATCGCGTCTATCGAGATGCTGCCGCTGTCACAGTTTGAGCAGGCAGTGACTATGCTCAAGACTAAGCTGCAGCGCATGGAGTCTGACTCATGAGAATTCTAGGTTATGAACAGGGGTCACAGGCGTGGTTAGACTCGCGCCTTGGATGCCCTAGCGGCTCAGGTTTCGACAAACTTGTCACATCAACCGGCAAGCCATCAACGTCAGCTGAAGGCTACATTAACCAGCTGATCGCAGAGAAACTCACTGGCCGGTCCACTGAGGTCAAGGTCACAGAATGGATGCAGCGGGGAACTGAACTGGAGCCCCTGGCCAGAAACTTCTATGAGCTCGCGTCAGGCAATGAAGTTCAAGAGATTGGCTTCTGCAAGGCGGATGAGCTGGAAACAGGCGTATCACCCGATGGGTTGATCGCGGGGGACGGGGCCCTAGAGATCAAGTGCCCCAGCCCACAGGTGCATGTGAGTTATTTACGCGGTGACAAGCTGCCAACCAAATATGTCCAACAGTGCCAGGGTGTGCTGTGGATATGTGAACGCGAATGGCTCGATTTCGTTAGCTACAACGAATTGATGCCAGCGTTAATCGTCCGGGTCTATCGTGACCAGGACTTCATTAAGGCTTTGGAAACTGAAGTGACCAAGGCATGTAATTTAATTGAGAAAGAAGTCGAAAGACTGAGGAATATGTAATGGAACAAAAGCAATACGACAACACCAATCGCGGAGCACTTTGGGACAACACTGAGCAGAAGCGTCCGGACCGCAAAGATCCTGATCTATCAGGCAAGCTCAACGTCAATGGACAAGACTTTGTGATCAGTGGTTGGGTGAATGAAAAGCCTGGTGATAAGCAGCCTAAATACGACTTGTCGATCAAGCCAGCGCAGCCAAAGGTTCCATTCTAAAAAGACGGCCCCCGAAGGGGCCTGGAGATATGAGGGGAATCTCCTAAGGGGGTTTCTCTCATTTTAACAGAGGAAACGCAATAGCATGGTAAATATTGGCAAATGCGTCAGGGTTGCCCAGGAAGTGCGAGGGATCAGCTCCAAGCAAATGGCAGCTGATTTTAAGACAACCAAGCAGCAAGTCTGGCGGTGGCGGAATGCTGAAGATATGAAGCTCAGTAAAATTGAAGAGCTGGCCGAATACTTCAATATGACTCTTTATCAATTTTTAACAGTGGGGGATATGTAATGAAAAAGCCAAGATGGACAAACGCAGAGTTACTGACACTAGGTGACCTGTACCGGGATGGTCTGAGTTATAACGAGATCGCATGCAAGCTGAGCCGCTCAAGGTCAGCTGTCGCATACGCGCTCAACCAGTATAGAGATGTGATCAATGTTCAGTACAAGCGGAAGCCTGGTGCTGGACGCAAAAAGGAAGAAGAGATCCGGGTCCTGTTTACCAGGGAGCCAGAGCCAGAGAAGAAGCCTTGGTGGAAGTTCTGGTGAGCGATTCGATCAAGAGCACAATAACTTCTGAAGCGGCAGCTGCGCAGGCCTATCGTGACACCATGAAGATGGTGAATGATCATGGGTACTGCGTGGTGACCATCAGAGCCGGGGGACGATCTCTTGAGCAGAATAACTTGTACTACGCCTGGACCCAGGAATTAGCCGATGAGGTCAACAGGCGAAACAAGACAGATTTTAGCAAAGATGAGATCCATGAAAAATTTAAAGCGATGTTCCTGGGGTACACAGAACCAAAGAAAATCGGCAGCACTGAGATCCCGCCACAACTACGCAGCACTGCAAAACTGACCAAGTCGGAAATGTTCCACTACATGCGTCAGGTAGAGATGTGGGCGATCGATGCCGGTATTGCTCTGAGTCACCCAGAGGACAACGAGTATTACAGGATGAAACAGAAGCATGACACCGGCCAATAGACGCTGTAAGACATGCAAAAAGAAGGTCCCGGCTGATTCGGTATTTATCAGTCAGCTGCGGGCCTTTTGTTCTCACGACTGCCTGATGGATTTCACCTTCAGCGAAAAGGGCAAGCAAGTAATCCAGAAGACCAAAAAGGCAGATACGCGAGAGCGCAAAAAGAAGCTGCTAACGCGATCGGATTACCTGAAGCTGGCCCAGGCAGCATTCAACGCATATATCCGCCACAGGGACGATAAGAACGCTTGTATCAGCTGCGACAACTGGATCCTGGCAGATCAGCCTGGAGGTGGCTGGGATGCCGGTCATTATCGATCAACGGGTTCTGCGCAGCATTTACGGGTAGGAGGTCTCAGGGCAGCTCTCAACTGCCACAAACAGTGCGTGAAGTGTAATCGGTTCCTGTCAGGCAACGTGGCCGAATATCGGAAGGGACTGATCAGGAAGATTGGCCTGGACCTGGTAGAGAAGATCGAGGCAGATCAAGAGACCAGGAATTACTCTGTTGAGGACCTACAGCGGATTACTCAGATCTACCGAAAGAGGAAAAGGATTCATGAAAAGATTCGACAAAAATTGCAAGCTATGTGAGCGAGAAACGACAGCTGAAGAGGGTGCAATGCACGGTCACTTGCACGGTGTCTTCCCGATCACTTTTTGCCCGGAATGCTTCAGCGCATTGGGTCTAATTTTCCAATCTGTCGATGAAGATGAAGAAGAAAGTAATCAAAAGGTGTTGACTCGGGAGCCTGGAGATGAGACTATATCTGTGTCGGGTAATTAAGTTGAAATTAAGGAGAACACGACATGGCATATGTAGACACTTTTCAAGAGCATTGCGATTACGAAGCTAATGCTGCTTACGATTATCATTCAGAGCTTTGGGCTTCAGAAGAAGCGTCAATGAAAGGTGAAGCAGAGCAGGGCGAGATCGATTGGATCGTAGAGGGTCTGGAAGAAGCGACTGGTGTAGATTGCTCAATCGCTGGTGATTACTCAGTAGTTCCTGATTATGCAATCACAAACAAGGCTCCAGCTCCTATCGAGGTACTTCCATTTGTACCAGCAGCGAAGTCAACAACACCATATGACGATGTTGTTCCATTTTAAGAGAGGGGCCGAAAGGCCCTTTTTTTTCGCCCCAAGAAAAATAATTATCACAAAGTGTTGACTCGGTCATCTGGATTTGAGACTATAACTGTGTCGGGTAATTAAATTGAAATTGAGGAGAACACGACATGACATTTACAAAGAAAGCCACAAGAGACCGCGCATTGAAAATCATGGTCAATGTCCGCGCACCAGCAGCTGAAGAGTTGAATCGATTGGCTCGCCTAGACGCAATGCGCGTTGGTGAGTTTCGTTCGGTAGCAGAGAAAACAGCTCTTAAAAATGCTCGCCTTAAGTTTAAAAAGGTTGACAGAATTTTGTCAGCATTAGCTAAGCGATTTGAAGAGGCCGCGTAAGCGGCCCCAAGGGAGAGAATCATGAGAATCAATCTTGAAAGAATGTTCGCCAGGGCGCGTTGTCGCGTCCACAGTGTTTACTTTCACCAGCTGGATGAGCTGGATGAAGCGACATATTCTCTGCTGGTTCGTAGCCATCGGACCACACAAAAAAACTTACAGTCAATTAAAAAGAGGATGGCCGCGTAAGCGGCCTTTGGCGTTATGGTAGAGACTCAAACAATTGTCATTGAAGCAGCTGGCCGGTCATGGGTCATTCGCTATTACGCGAACCAGCTGTGGCGTTCAGCAGCAACCCTGGAAGAGCCAGAAGACATGGCCTATGAGTTCATGGAATTCAATGAGGCTGACCTGGAAGACCGGGGTGTGTATCTTTGGATGCCTAAGCTGGAGGCAACGATCGAGAGATTGTGCCAGGATGATTACAAGAAAACCTACGGGCCTTACGCGGGGTAAAGTCATGGGACAGAAAATAACAAAAGAGCTGATACATCAGCTGAGAGTTTCTGGTGACTATCAAGCTGCACATGCAGCTGCACTCAAATACAAGCTGGCATGCCGTGAGCTGCTTTGTAGAGATATTGGTGACGATCATCTTGCAGTCAGGCAAGAGCACGGCTTTATCAGTCACCTGATCGATATAATCGAAAAAGAGCTGGTTCTGGATAACCGCAAAAAACAACAAGCCAGGAAGAAGCGAGAGCAAATGTTGTCTGAGCGCATGACCAGTCGCTGGGGTACTGAGTATGACAATGGGTGCAGCGAGTATCACATTGACCCTGATATCCTGGCTGCTGCAGAAAATGTTGAAGTAGGGTTTGACAGGAAATTTCGATAGGAGTAGTTTTTAAAACAGTGCCGGGCGGAGATTGGCAGTCTCCTAGCGTATCCGGACTGAAACAAGAGAAAGACCCGTGTCGCATTCCGGCACAGGTGTATTGTGAACGCACAGGGTGACCTGGTCAATAATAGTCACTAATAAGTATTAATAGTCACTATTAGAGCATACAAAACACTTTCTCCCATCAGTCCCTCCTCCCGTCAAAGCAGTCGCATTGTGCTGCAGCACGCCAAAGCAAGATATGACTCCAACCTTTGAGGACGGGGACAAACAGCGTTAGAGGTGATGTTCCGACATAGTCGGGGATACGGTTGAGCTACCGGCAGAGATACCCACTGCAAAAGCACTGCTGATTACTGTGAGTCATTGGACCAAGAGTGAACTAGAGAGCCTGGGGATATCACCCTACGTCCTCTAAATGACAACTATGGCCAAAATTTGGGGGCAACATGGAACAAGATTTAAAACACAAATGGTGGGACTGGCATAAGAAAAACCCGCACGTTTGGGAGCTGTTTGTGCAGTATACTTTTCAGGCTATCAACGCTGGACGTAAAAACTACAGCGTAAACGCGATCTTTGAACGAATCCGCTGGCACACAGATATCGAAACCAAAGGCGACTCATTCAAGATCTCCAACAATCACCGGGCGTACTACGCGAGATATTTTCACGTTATGTACCCAGAGCATGACGGTTTCTTCCGGACCAAGATGCTCAGAAGCCTTAACCAGGGAGAACAACAATGAACCTGAGACCACACCAGGAACATGCGATCGATCTGCTGCGCGACTCACTGCGCAGAGGGAAAAGAAGACCAATGCTTGCAGCACCATGTTCATTCGGCAAAACCATCACAGCAGCTGCACTACTCAAATCTGCCCTGGACAAGGGTAAGCGCGGGATCTTTATCTGTGACCGCATCAAGCTAGTCAGTCAAACACTCAAAGCATTCGACAAGCAGGGGCTCCCGTTTGGAGTCATGCAGGGAAACCATGAGCTGACCGATCCGCGCCAGCCGATCCAGGTTGCATCGATCCAGACACTATCCCGTAGACGCACAATGCCCGATTTCGATTTTGCGATCGTTGATGAAGCGCACACGCATTACAAGCACCTGACCACGATGATGGAGGCTTACAACAACGTGGTTTTCGTTGGCCTTTCAGCAACACCGATGAGCAAGGGCCTTGGTAAGCACTACGATGACCTGGTTGTACCGATCACCACCGAAGAGCTGCTGAACCAGGGCTATCTGTGTCCTGTCGAGTATTACGGGGGACGAGAGCTCAACACTCAGGGGATCCAGGTCAAAGCATTGCCGACTGGCGGGACCGATTTTGATCCCAAGATGCTGGGCGAGGCAGCAGAGAAAGACGTAAAGCTCACAGGCGATATCGTCACCAACTGGGTTAAGCATGGATGGGGCAGGCAGACGATCGCGTTCAGCCCATCGATCAAGCACTCGAAAGGCCTGGTTGAAGAGTTCAAGAAGTTTGGTATCCCTGCTGCACACATTGACGGCTACATGGATGAAGCAGACCGGCAAAGACTTTATGCAGCACATGACGCTGGAGAGTTCCTGATCCTGTCCTGCAGCAAGCTATTGAACACCGGCTATGACGCACCGTCTGTCAGCTGCCTGATCGACTGTCGGCCCACAAAAAGTAAAATTGTATTTGTGCAGACGGCAGGCCGAATATTCAGGACAGCACCTGGCAAAGAGAAAGCCATCTATCTTGATCACAGCGGGAACATTCAACGCCACGGCTTCCCAGAATTTATCACGCCATCAGAGCTGGACGATGGTAGCAAGCGATTCAGCGAGGACCGCCAGGTCCGCAAGAAGGAAAAGAAGGTCAACAGCTGCCCGAAATGCCAGCTCAAGATGACCGGGCCGAAATGCGTTTGTGGTTTTGAGTTCAAGCAGACAGAAGAGATGTATACCGATGGCACTGAGCTGGTGAAGCTGCAGAAGAAATCGAACAAGACCTATTCGCCAGAGCGGAAGGCTGAGTTCTTTGGTGAGCTGCTGCACTATGCAGAAACCAGGGGATACAAGCGAGGATGGGCTTCTGTGCACTACAGAGACAAGTTTGGCGTGTGGCCCAACAAGATAGAACCAGTAAAAGTCTCTGGCCTATCGGAAGAGGTGACCAACTGGATCAAGCACTCAAATATCAAGGCGCGTTACCTAGCAATGAAAAAAGTCGCATAAAGTTGTAAAAAAGTGTTGACGGGGTAATCGTAAAGTGAGACTATACACATGTCGGCAGAGACAGAAGCAATTAAGGAGATCGACATGAAAACAACTACTGAATTCCAAATCTGGTACAAATTGAACACAGCAGCTATGGACGCAGAAATGCAGAAGCGTTTCCTCAAGCCTGACGGCACAGAGCCAGAGTTCCTTGCAGTGTCAGCACTTGAAAGCCTGGAAGACGCGCAAACAGTTTTAGAGCAAGAGCGCATCCCAGGAGAGGGTTACATTTACTGGATCAAAGAGGTGGCAGCGTAAGCTGCCCCTGGGGGAAGTCATGAAAGCATTGAAGATCAAAAAAGTTTACGCGGGCTGCTACGAAGTCGTTAACCACAACTGGGATGAATCGAATGGCCGCCTAGAGATCTACAAGTCAACTTGCCTGGGTGGATACACATATTGGAAGTCTTGCTACGTCAGCAGCGTATTCAACACGCTTGCGGAAGCAAAGGCAGAGACATTCGCAGCACTTGAAGCTGATGGTCTTGGAGTCACAGAAATCACATTAGGACTGGCCGCATAAGCGGCCCATGAGGGGAATCATGAGTTTAGGTCAAGCACTAGGGTATGTCGGGTTCTTTGGCATGATGTGGATCGCTGTGGTTATTTTCTCAGCAGTCCTGGATAACGCGCTGCGCAGATTGTTCAGCATCGGTTTGTTCCCTGACAACTACTTTGGGCCCAGCAAGTCAGCTGGAGCTCTCACTCACTGCACAAAATGTAATGCGATCCTGGTTGATCGTGACTACTGCCGCAACTGTGGGGAGGTGAACATATGATAGCCAAGCACCCAACCTGCCCCAACTGTGGCGACAACGTATTGCGAGAGCACCTGAACCAGGGTCAAGAGGTCTGCCGTTGGTGTGGACCTACCAGGGACCTGGACACTTACGGTGAGCTAGAAAAAGAACGCTATAACAACTGGATGGCAGAGTATGAACAACAAAGCAATGAATGAACCAACACTGGACGATGTGATGACTCACTGGAGCAAGTGCGGATCGATCAAGGATACGGCAGAACACTTTGGCAAGAGCTACAAGTCAGTCGAGATCATGGTTGGCCGGTACAAGCACGCTTACGAGCGCAGCTTCAATTTCCCGCACATCATTCACGCTAAGAGGTTTGGAGCATAATGGAATTTGTCTGCGCTTTAATCATCACTGTGTCACTACTGATCTGGCTATGCCTATGGTGGGACGACAACGAGAAGTCGAAATGAGTACGATCTGGAGAGCAGTCAGCAAGAAGCGTGGTTGGGTAGTGCATTTCGCAAACCACAGAGACCTAAACGCATTCTTGTATTCCAATGGTGCGTCTGACTACGAGGTAGACAAACTTGAATACTCAAGAAAAATAGACATTATCAAGATGCTAAATGGCAGTGCCTTATGTGGCTGGATGAACGGGAGAAAGCGTAAGTGAGATTCACTGACCTGATGTCGGCGTTTGAAGAGATGGAATATCTTGTGCATACCACTGGCCGCACATTCAGGATTATCCACTCAGGCACTAAGACTCCAGCCTATCATGTAGTCCAGAAATCAGGCAGTGCCAAAGTCCCATTCCTGATCGCAGAACTTAATTGTCGTAACGTAGTAGGTGACGAGCAGATACAGAAAAGCCGTGGGAGAAAGACCCAGAAGAAAATGGTTGGCAAGAAAGAGATCACCAAGGATGGCCTGTACCAATACAGCGCACCATCAAGGGCAAAGTAGAGCGCATTCATGCAATCGTGGTATAAAGCATCCATACATCAATCACTTTGGACGCTGAAATGGCACAGAGTAAAGGCGGAAGGCCTAGTAAATACAACGATGAACTCGCAGATCGCATGATGATTGAAATCGCATCAGGGATGTCAGTGCGTGCATTGTGCGAGGATCTCGAGTGGACTCCGGACAAGAAGACGTTTTACACATGGATGTTTAAACACCCGGAGTTTCTCCACAAGTACGATGTAGCAAAAG